AGGTCGAAGCCGTCGAGGTGATCGTCGCGTCGGGCATGGCTTAGACGGTGACGGAGTCGATGACGTTGACGCGGAAGAGTTCGGTGCGCGAGATGGTCGAGCCCGGGAAGACGAACTTGATGTCCCATTTGCCGAGGCCGATCGCCCAGTCAGCCGTCGAGCCCGGGTAGGTCACCGTGAAGGACAGGCCGTCGCCGGCCTTGGTCACCGTCATCGCGTAGACGTTGTTCTGGCGGTCTTCGAGGGACGAGCTGATGGTCGTCGTCAGGAGGTTGGCCGGACCCGACGCCCCGGGCGTCCAGGTAAAGGTGCAGGCGAAGGTGTTACCCTGCGAGACGGTTACTTGATTAGTGCAGCTCATCGGGTCTTAACCTTGCCCCGATTGGAAGGGGGGGGTCAGGTGTTGACTAAATGCGTCCACCAATTCGCCGAATTGAGGGTATAGCCAGGGATAGCCCATGTGCCTTCAAACCAAGCAAAGTTGGCTACGCTATCAAACTCATCAGCCAAAGCGGCGTCATAGCTCGTTGGGGCAGGCGCGTTCCCTAGGTCAAAGAACATCGTGCCGGTGACCGCATGGACGCGGATGTTCATAGGCCCATATTCATACTGGGTCACGTCCCACTGGTTGGTCGTGTCGTTCCAATCAAGCTGCGCGATTTTCTTATACGTATAGCCGATGGTGATCGGGTAGGGCGGGTCGAATTCAAACCCCGAGATTCCTCCTTGGAAGTAAACAGCGCCGCCGTGAATAAGGCTGTTCCCCTGTTGGGTAGCAAGGGTGCCCATCGCCACGGTGTCGCTTGTCGGGATGACTGATACGAAAGGCATCTCTGCGTCGATAAGCCGACGAGCGGAGTGCCAGCCATCACGATCCCACCAGTCAATCTTGGACATTAGGACAAGCATGGACGCACCGCTGGTCCCGGTCGGCAGTTCAATCTTACCATCGGCAGCCATCCACTCAAAGGCTTCGCCGTCCGTTGCCGTGCCGGCCGTGCGCTTGCCGTTCTCATAGACCGCCCAGTCCGTGATGCGGGCCTGCTTCTCGTAAATTATGTATGGGTTCTCTCCTGGGTAAGTCGGCTCAGGCCGGAAAGGGAAACCGCTCCAGGTATAGTTCACAACGCCCTTGCGGGTCTTGAGGTAGAACTTAGTCGTTCCGGCTGTAGTCTCTGAAACTACCTTGCACTGGAATTGCTGGTAGAAAGGTACGCCTCCGTCTGGATCAGGGAAGCCGTCGGACGTGTCGAGGGTGAAACCCTTCGAGGACGAGTCGAAGTTATAACCGACTCCGGGTTGAATCTTCATCAGGCGGGAGCGTAGACTGCGGGCTCGTAGCCCTCGCGGTTATAGCGAACCTCATAGGTGACTTTACGAAGCAGGGCGAAGTCCTCGAAGGATACTTGCGCCAGAAGTAATTGGTGCTTGCTGCCGTTCAGGAAGGAAGTCCCGACGTAATCAGGGACTAGCTTGATGCTGCCGAATACATTGGTCGAGCTGGTCTTGCCAACGCGGTCACGCATATTGGTAACGTTGGCATCCACTGAGGTGTAGAAGTGACCTGTGAAAGAACTCTGAGGGGCGAGATAGTTCGTCTTACCGTAGAAACCTTCAAAGTCAGGAACCTTAAAGCCGAGGAACTTACCGCCGGTCTTTTTTTCAAAAGTAGCGCCGTTGCTGCCGACGTATTCAGTTCGTCCCTCTCCGGATGTAGTCTGCTGATAATTAGGGGTAGCCTTTGAACCAGGAGACGGGCCGACTCCAGCAATGGGGGATGCCGAAAATCCAGTCGCCGCCACAAAGAAGTTCGGGTGGGTCGTGATATTCTCAGAGCTCAGGCCCTGCGAGCCGGTGATCTGGGGCTTGGTAATCGTCGAACTGCCAGCGTCGGAAGGGGAGATGCCTACATACTCGACGGTGTAGGTGCTGATGCCTAGCGCGTCGAGCGATGTGGAAGCCTTGTGGACGTTGCAGAATGAGTAAGCGGTCACCGGGCAGGCTTGGCCTCGGGCAAGGAAAGGGCTGGACCCGGCCACGTCTTCTTTGAAGACAAGGACTCCGGTCACTAAGCCGTAGCCGTCAGTTTGAAACTTGCCTCCAGGCTGAAGGATGGCGGTCGTCAGGGGGTTGCCAGTGTTTACGCGTGCCATGGTTTATTTTTGAGGGGTCTTGGTAAAGTCAGTGGGGACGGCGCCGTCCTTGTTGGCGATCTTCTCAAGCAGGGCGGTCTGCTTCTGCTGCTCTTCGAGCTGCGCGTTCATGGCCTCCATGACCGGGTTGGGTCCGACGCCGATGACGTTGCCGAAGCCTTCGGGGCCTTTGAAATCGGCACCCTTAGATTTAGGTTCTGCCGTAAGTTCGGCGGCCTTCTTGCTTGCCTCTACGGCAGGAGCAATCATGCGAGCAATTACTGCCTGAACGTCAGCGTCCTTGGCTAGGTCTTCGGCTGCGTTAGCGTCAATGCCGGTCTTAATGCGGAATCCGCGGAATCCGCCAATCTCACTGGCGACCTTGTCGCGCATACCTGGCTGTTCTAGGAACTTGGTGAACTCGGTCTGCTTGGCGGTCTTGGCCATCTCGCGCTCTTTTTCGTCCTGTTCTTTTGCAGCACGTGTCTTTGCTAGGACGACCGTTTCTGAGTCTAGATACTTAGACTCTGCACGGACCGCAAAATCATAGGCCTCCTTGATGTCCTGCTTGCGCTTCTCGATGGCCGATGAGATGAAATTAATCGCCGTGTTCAGCAGGACGAGCGGGGCAACAAACGCAAAAGCGATGTCCTTGAACGCCGTGCTGAACTTCTTCTGGATGTCCTCGACCTGTTTGCCAAAGGACACGGTGGCGGCCTTGGCCTTGTCCATCGCTTGCGGGACTTCGGAGGTCGTCTTGATGTTGACTGTCAGGTCTTGGGCCATGTCAGGGGGTGCTTTCCTTTGCCGGATTGGAAGCAGCCGCGGCGGCTGCCTTGGCTTCTTCTTCGGCCATGAAGGCTTCCTCCTCGGGCGACATGATCGCCACGTCCGCACCCTTGCGGATAGCCAGGGCGGAGTTGAGCCAGATGGCCTGGCACTCCGGCATCTCCCACGCCCGTTGCTCGGGCACCCCTGACGCAATTAAATTAGCGACAATACTTAGCGGCCAAGGCACGCCCTTGTCGCCGCCCCCTGACTTAGTCTTGGTCTGCTCCCAGAACTTGGGCCAGTCCTGGACGAGGATGTAGCTGGCAAAGGCTTCCAGCAGGCGCTCAAACTTGGCTGGCCGACGATTAAGGCTTAGGATGCGAATCTTGTCCCTCCAGCTTATATCTCCAAGTGGCTCTTCGGCGCACACTTGGCAGGCAAAGATAAGGTCCGCAGGGGTGATGCCGCGGGAGCCGGTGACCAACGGGGAGTCGAAGGCCATCAGACGCACCCGATACTTGAGGCACCAAGGGTAAAGAGTTCGACCCAGAATCCTGAAAGGAGCCGGGTCGACGTGAGCGTTGAGGAAGCGACGGTCCACTGTCCTCTAGACTGTCCCCCTTGCGGGGGTGTCAATTAGAAGGTAATGCCTTCGTAGTCGATGGCCGTGATCGTGACAGCGGTAAAGCCCTTGTTGGAGCCCTTGTCGTCAATCTTGGTAATCACGCCAGAGAAGGAAACAGAAGCCGAGCCAGCCGGATAGGCCGAAGCGGTGTTGGTTGTGAAGGCGAGCGTGGCCCCGAGGATGGGCATGGTCGAGGTTTTGGCGATGCCTTCGATGGTGATCTCGCTCTTGCGGTCGTCGAGGCGGTGCGTCTTGGTCAGGCCCGTCTCGTCGACCACCGTGGCCTCGGCGTTGAACGAGGACGAGAGGCTATAGGACTGCACGAAGAGGTTAGTGACAGTACCCGCGACTCCGTAGATACAGGTGGTTCCGTTTGAGATGGCGGCCATTTGTAATTGCAGGCTTTGGAATTGGCTTAGGCAGGCAGGACCACCAGCACGTCAAACGAGAAGGAAGTCGCCCAGGAGCGCTCGTCGATGCCTTCGTCTTCGGACTGCATCGTGACGTCGTAACAGGCCGCGTCGGTCGAGGTGACGAAGGCCGCCTTGATGCTGGTCAAATCGCGCATATTGCCGGACAGGGCGGCGCAGCGGGCGCGGTGATCGGCGAGGGTCGTGTCGTCGGCGTTCGAGAAGAGGGTGATGCGGACCGAGCAGCTGAAGTTGCCTTCGCCCTCGGGTAGGTCGGCAGGGCTCCGGGCGGACTCGCAGAGGACCACGGCCTTGGGCAGGGTCTGGGTCGCGGCGCTGTCGCCCGTCAGGAAGGCCACGGAGGTCAGCCCGGTCTGGGTGGAGAGGTAGGTGGCCAAGGTGGCCTCTACGATGTGGCGGATGGATTTGGTTCCCATAAAGGTTATTTGCTGTTGGCTTCGTCGATGGTTTTCCCGAGATGCTCTTTCACGCGAGCCCTCATCTGCCTGACGCGGTTGGCGTAGACCAGGCTGAGCACATCCGCATCGGTGGCGATGTTCGCTATATTACCGAGGATGTTTGTGACGCTGACGTCGACGTTCTTTTCGGTCGCCGATACGGTGTTCTTTCCCTGGACGCCGGTGTGCTTGTTGATCCAAGCAACGCTAAGCAGGTCGACGCCGAAGTTCTTGGGGATGCCATTGATGACAGGCTTAGGCAGGGAGCGAAGGGCGGAGGCCCACCCAGACTTGATGCGGCCGACCATCTCCTGGCGTTCGCGGATGTAATCCTTGAGTTCGGC